TGTCACACGTCCTGATATGTCTAATGCTCTACCTGCTCCAAGTGGTCAAAGTACGTTAAACGCTTTACGCGCTGAAGACGCACGAAGAGCTAACATTTCTAGGACTATTGGGCGAGAGCAAGAAGCTGCTATGGCTGCTGCTGAAGCTGCTCAACGCCGCCCGGCAACAGGTGAGGTTATTCTTGATTTAGACCCTATCACTGGTAGGCTAACTGAATCTAGTGCTGGTTTGAGAGGTGCGACTCCTGAAACATTTAGTAACTTTGGCTCATCACTAGAAACTGCCGCAACTAAAGTTTCTCGTGGTACTCGGTTTGATATGACAGCCGTTGAGAAAATTGCATGGGAAAAGACTAAAGTTGATGTATCTCTTATCCAACCGGGTTTCAAAGCCTTAACGGATAAGGCTATTGCTAACAAAATGCTTGACCGTGAGTGGGTGTTAGAAACTGCTCAGAAGGCTCGTAATAAGGCTGATGCTTTTGCTAAGATTGCACAGCGTAATAAGAATGAGCAGACGGTACAAAAGGCTCTATCTGATCGTGAGAAGATGATGGATTTAGCGGAACAGATGGAGGATACATTACGCATGAGCCGCCCGGATGTTTCTCGTAAACAACAAGGCCCAAAGACAAGACAGGCATTTCGTGAGAGTATAATCACTCAACCGGGTATGTTTGATTTAGGCGAGTAAACTAAAAAGCCCCTAGGCATCACTGCTTAGGGGCTTTTTTTTAGTCTTTGATTTCCAACACTTCCTCGTCTAACTCACTAAACTCACCGATGTAGATGGAGAAGAAAGGGACTTTAATAATCAACCCCTCGTAGGCAGCGATAAACCTACCTTCCTCATCGCCTACCACATGGCATATGTTGTCGTTATGCTCAATGTCAAACCCAATACCTAGGCGCATGTTAATGTTAATCATTTGTTATCCTCATGTTTAATTCTAGCGATGATGTAATTCTTAACCAAACTACTACGAACAATGTCAGCGATGGAGAACTCAATCTCTGTAAACTCTTTCATTGACCGCAGGATGGTTAGGAACTCCAACAACCCACTCTTATCATCTCTCTTCTTCAAGTCCACCTGTCGATAGTCACCGCACAGGAAGAACTTAGACGTGTGACCGATACGGGTGATGATGGTATCTAGCTCGTGCATTGTACAGTTTTGACTCTCATCCAGAATAACAATAGCATTGTTAAACGTCGTACCCCGAATAAACGAGGTAGAGAGGAACTCCACATACCCTTGCTCGACCAACCTATCCCATGCGTCTTTGCGTTTGAACAGTTCAGCCGCTATCTGTTTGTACGGCTCTGTAAACTGGTTCATCTTCTCTTCTGCATCTCCCGGTAGGTGACCCATCTCCCTACTCTGCACACTACTACGGATGATAACAAGCTTGGCATAGGGGTTAGACTTGTCCATAACCTCCTCAAGCGCCTTGTAGAAAGCAATGTAGGTCTTACCCGTACCAGCTACCCCAGACAGCGCACAGAAGTAATGACCCTGTTGGTAGGCATCAAAGAACTCCTTTTGCTTCTCTGTCTTAGGACTGATTGTTAACATGTCATCCAGTCGCATCTTCAACCCATGTTGCGGTTTAGTGTCAGCGTCTGTTGTCTTCTTTCTTGTTACCATTAAGCTGCCTTACCCCATACGTCATCCCAAGTGCCGTTAGTGGCTCCTTTGGAATAATCTGTTACACGTTGTTCAAAGAAGTTGGTGTGGCTTACGCCTAACATACCATCCACCCAAGGCAGAGGATTCTTCTTCACCTTAAACACACCCTTCATACCCATGCTAATCAAGCGACGGTCAGCGATGTAGCGGATGTAAGTTTTAACATCATCAGCGCGTAACCCTTCTACTTCAAACATACCAAAGGCAAGGTCAATGAACTTATCCTCTAGCGCTACCATCTCCTGAGCAATCTCCTTGATGCGGTCACTACTGCTCTCTTCTGGGTTCTGTTTCACCCAGTCACGATAGACCTTAATCATACCCTCAGCGTGTTGTGTCTCATCCACGATTGACCATGCGATGATCTGACCCAAGCCCTTTAGCTTACCGTTACGAGCGAAGTTGAGCAACATGACAAACGAGGAGAACAATTGCATACCCTCACCAAAGGCGCTGATAGTGGCAATCTTCTCAGCCATAGGAGCGTCACCAAGCGTCTGATAGTACTCATGCTTCTCTACCATCTCACCATACTGCATAAACTCGTTGTAGGTGCTCTCAGGCAGCCCCAGCGTCTCAATCAAGTGGGCATAGGCAGCTACATGTAAAGCCTCACGACCAGCAAAACCTGACATCATCATCCGCACTTCCGGCTGTTTAAACACTGGCAGGTAGTGGGTGTAGTACCCGTCACCAATGTCTAGGTCACCCTGCACAAAGAAGCGTAGGATTTTGGTTAGGAAGTCTTTCTCCGACTTGGTTAACTTCTTCTGGTAGTCCTTCAAGGCCTCACCCATTGGCACTTCTGTGTGTAACCAATGGCTCTGCTCATGTTGTAACCAAGCGTCGTATGCCCAAGGGTATTTGAACGGCTTGAATGAGTTTCTCTCTTCTGTTAATTGTGGCTTCATATCGGTATCCTCGGTGTTAGTGGTAGGGTAGTACCAGCAAGCCCTTTTAGCATACGAGGTTTGCTTGATACTACGCCTGTAATATGGGTTTTCTACCCCCATTGTCTCCATGTGTTAGCAATAATGTGTAGACAGGTGATTATCTCTAACCACCTTATCCAAGTTAACCTTCGCAAGCTAGGCATGTTTCCCCATTTACGATAGCTGTCATATCAATAGTCTCCTCAATACGTTGACGTTTAACCTGAGCACCAACCTTGTCAGCCTTACGCACCTTATCGGAGCGGAGGTAGTACAAGCTCTTTAGCCCCATCTTCCACGCCATGAAGTGTACAGCATGTAAGTAGGCAATGGTTGTGTTAGGCTGGAAGAATAGGTTAACACTCTGTCCTTGGTCGATATACTTCTGTCTATCTGCTGCCAACTCGACTAACCATCGCTGGTCAATCTCCATTGCTGTCTTAAATACTTCCTTCACATCCTCTGGTATGCCCAAATGCTGAACGCTACCATCGTTGGCAATAATAGAAGCCCAAGTGTCATCATCATCCAAGCCAAGTTCAGCAAGGCGTTTTGACAAGAAGCGATTACGGTAGACAAACGCACCACTTAGGGTATCCTGCCGAAAAACATTTGCTCGATATGGCTCCACGGATGGCGAAGTGTTACCCATAATAAGACTAGAAGAAGCATTGGGAGCGATAGCCATATGATGACTAAACCTACGCTGAATGCCAAACTCACTTGCATCCGGGCAAGCGCCTCTTTTAAGAACGAGAATATTATCTGCACGAGCACACTCCTTGTTAATATGAGCAAAAATATCTTTGTTTGTTAACTTAGCCATCACCCCGTCGATAGGCATGTTGTTCTTCTGTAAGTAGGCATGGAAGCCCAACGAACCTAATCCAACAGACCGCTCGGCAGTAGCAGACCGTACAGCACGACTAATATGCTTAGGAGCGTTAGTGATGAAGTACTCGACAACATTGTCCAACATTTCCATAACATCCGGGATAAACTGCTCATTATCTTTCCAATCATCATAGTACTCCAAGTTAACACTAGACAAACAGCACACAGCCGTTCGGTCAGCGCTGGTGGGTAGGAAGATTTCGGTACACAGGTTAGACCCGTTAATACGCAACCCTTTATCCTTTAACCACTCAGGTAACTCTCTGTTAGCCGTATCGATAAAGATGAAGTATGGCTCACCTGTTTGCATCCGTAAGTCCAACATCTTCTGCCACAACCCCTTAGCACTAACCACTTCTACGACCTCGCCATTGGCGGGGTTTTTTAATGCCCAATCGTCGTTAGCCTCTGGGTCTTTCATGCACCGCTCAATCACCTGCATAAACTCATCGCTTATGTTAACACCGTGGTTCAGGTTTAGCGTCCGTAGGTTTTGGTCACCCGTCGGTTTACGCATCTCCAAGAACTGAATGATGTCAGGATGGTTTACATCAAGAAACGCTGCATAAGAACCCCGACGTGTTCTGCCCTGTCGGTAAGCCAAAGAGGAAGCATCGTACATTTTGAGGTGTGGCATGACACCAGTTGATTTATCATCACTGTTACGAATCCCAAGGTGTATGCCAACACCGCCACCCAACATACTAAGCCAATTAGTTTCAGATAAGTTGTCAACGAGACCTTCAGCACTGTCCTCCATGTAATTAAGAAAACAGCTAATAGGAAGTCCACGCTTACTACGACCAAAAGAAAGAATGGGAGTGCTATAAGACAACCAATGCTTAGAACTATACTCATACAGTCGCTGAGAATGCTCAGGGTTACTTCCGAACGCTTCCGATACATACGCAAACCTCTCCTGTGGGCTAACCTCTTCCTCCATCATGTAGCTCTCACGCAACCGTTGCAGTCCGAGAGCATCGAACAGCTTATCGCGTTCTAAGTTTATTTTAATTGTCATCAAGTACTTCCTCTAAATAATCAGCCATGTCTTCTATCCTATCCTGAAACCGATTGACAATCTCTTCACTGTTAACCTCTAACAACTCCAAGATTGTCACCTCGTCCAGACGCTTTAGTTTATCACAAATGTCAGGTATCGTCAGCATATTTCTTCTGTAAGTAATTCATAGAGAGAAACATCTCGTCGAAAGCCCCATCCTTAACCTCGTTCAACATGACCAACCCACGCCAATGTGTGTTGCTAAGTTGATCCATGTAGTCTTCGTCGTGTAGGTAGTAGCTACCAGCGATTATCCCACAGATGGCGGTTCCGTCTGCTCTTTTGCCATAAGCAACTTGCTTACCTTGTTGATGCCCTGCAACACAAGACATGTGCAGCTTATTAACGATAACACTAGCAGAACTAGCTGGTCGCCCCATAGCACCAACAGGGAAGTAGTGGCAGAAACCAACACCATTGATAAAAACAGGTTTAAGAAAGTCATATACATCCCAATCTTTTTTGTAGTCTAGGTCGTCAGTCGAAATCACACCCTCCAGCATAGGCGTGTTAGCCACTGCGCGGTTGATACGGTTCTCATGGTTACCCATTGTTAACACCATACGAGGTTTATACACCTTGTGCTTGGTTATCTTCTGTGTTGCCTGTAAATCACGCAGAGGCTTCAACAGCTTCTTCATGGCTACCTTCACACAGTTAACGTCATCCTTGTAACGTTTACCTTCAAAGTATTTACTACCAGCCTTATCATGCGTAGACAAGGAGGGCATATCCGCGAAGTCGCCAATGTTAATAACAACATCTGGTCGGTAATCCACGATAGCCTTCCCTGCCCACGTTAGATGATCGGTAGCTACTCCCGGCTTCACTTGGCAGTCAGGAATAACAAGTATCTTCATTCGGTAGTGCCTCCGTAAGCAAACCCGCTGTCCCAATACTCTTCCAACATAATGTCTACCTTCTCATACACGCCGACATAGCCGCACGAGTCTAGGAAAGCAGCAAACTGTCGCATAACATCATCCCATCGGGCATCCTCGCTACAGACGTAGAATAACTCTGAGGTGGTCTCTACGCTTGGTCGTGAACACTTCTTCTTAAAGTGGTAATACTGTTTATCTTCCATTCTTATCTCCATAAATGCTAGGGAACAAGTCAGTCAAAATAGCCTTACACTGATCTGCTACTTCCCTGTGTTCCTTCTGTGTTGCCTCGTCACACCGGATGTCAACATAGTGCATCCAACTCCGCAACGTCCCGTTCATGTACATCCGACTGTTTGTTAACCCCTCTGGCAGAACCTTACGGGCAACCTCCTTAGCTATTCCGTTGTTCAAAGCAGCACCGTAAACCCCCTTAGCTTGCGATGTCAGACTACGTTGCATCTCATCCCACCAGCGCTGTAACTCTCGGTCTTCGGTAGGTAGACTGTTCTGTCGGTTCTTATCATCCTGTAACCTCACCTCGCTAGTCTCCATCTCCAAAGCCTCCG